AAAGCGAGACAGTCGTGGAAGAAACCACTCCAGTCGAAGCAACACCAGTAGAAGCTGCGGCCGTAGAAGCTGCTCGCCCTACTATTTCAGCAATGGCTTACTCAAAGCCTCGCCTTGATTTCTCTGCCGGAAAGCATCTTGAGATGACTATCCAAGCAGCAATGGGATCAGAAGATGCTCGTCAGTACCTTGCAGCAGCCGCAGATACAACTGATAACGCTGGTCTCGTACCAACTCGTCAGCTTTCAACAGTAATCAACGGACTTGCTAACTCAACACGCAGCAACATCGATGCTATCTCACGCGGCGCATTGCCAGATGCAGGTATGTCGTTCCAGATCCCAAAGATCACACAGATGCCAGGCGTAACAGTTGAAGCAGAAGCAGGAACAATCGAAGATGTAGATCAGAACGCAGCATTCGTAACAGTAGATGTTAAAAAATATGCGGGTCAACAAACTTTTTCGGTAGAACTCCTCGACCGCTCTAACCCAATTTTCGTGACCGAGCTCATGAATAACCTTGCTGCCCAGTACGCAAAGGTTACAGATACAGCAGTTAACGCTGCAATCATTTCTGGCGCATCACTCGATGCAACAACAGTAGCGACTTACCCAACAGCCTCAGAGTTGCTTGGAATTGTTGCTCGCGGTGCTGCTTCTGTTTACAACGGCACACAGGGCTTTGCTCGTAATATCATCATGAACACTAGCCAATGGTCAAATGTAATGACTCTAAACGACGGCGGACGCCCTATCTATAACGCACAGGTTCCACAGAACGCTGGCGGCGTAGTTGCTCCAACTTCAGTTCGCGGTAATGTTGCCGGTCTTGATCTATTCGTAACTGCTAACACAGCATCTACAACAGATACAGACGGCTCAATCCTTATCGTTAACCCAGATGCTTACACATGGTACGAGTCACCAACTTACCAACTTCGTGTTGATGTAGTTGCAACTGGCCAAGTTAACATCGCAATGTACGGATACGGCGCTATTGCAACCAAGATCGGTGCAGGAGCGTTTAAGGTCAACAAGGCTTAATTAGCCTATTTAAGTCGCTGGCTGGGTAGTGCCCTTCTACCCAGCCAGTCTTTAGAAAGGATAACAATGAGTACAACAACAGTTGCAGAACTTAAACTTGCACTTGGCGTTGGCAGTCTTTATTCAGATGCCACGATCCAAGAAGTTTGCGATGCCGCTGATGATGCCTTGTTGCCTTTTCTATGGAAGAACGAAAATTACAATGTAGGTCATAGCAATACGACTACAGAGGGAACTTTATATTTTAACGAACTTATTAATAAAACATATTATGTTGGGCAATCTGTAGTAATAACTAAAAATGGCACACCTTTTAATGGCACAAAGACCATTACAGCCGTTGGCGATTACACCATAACTTATGCGGTAACTGGCAGTCCTACAGCTACTGAATACCACCCTGTAGTTCCTTTTGGCATTGTTTCTGGCGTAACTCAAAATACTTATGCCACAATCCCAGCAGTTCGAGAAGCAAGCCTTATGATTTGCGTGGCTATCTGGCAAGCGCGCCAAGCGCCTAGTGGCCAAGGCATGACTGTTGATGGCTACGCGCCTAGCCCATTTACTATGTCTAACACTTTGATCGCTCGCGTTCGCGGTTTGATAGCGCCTTACCTAGATCCGCGCTCGATGGTTGGCTAACCATGACCGCAGCCATTACAACACTTCGCGCCACTATTGCAGCAGCTTTAGTTGATAACACTCTTTACTCTACCTTTGCCTTTCCGCCAGCAACGCCAATAGTTAACAGCGTAGTTATTAGCCCGGCAGACCCTTATTTAACGCCTAGCAATAACAAGTACAACACCATTGCTCCAATGGCTAACTTTTCGCTCAATATCTTTCTGCCCCTTCTGGACAACGAAGGTAATCTAAATGGAATTGAGGAGATGCTAGTTGCTGTGTTTAACAAGTTAGCGGCTTCCTCTATCGTCTATAATGTGGGAGATGTGAGCGCGCCTAGCGTTCTCGCTTCTGCAACAGGCGATCTTCTGACTTGCTCAATGCAAGTCTCAATACTAACGAGTTGGAGTTAACCATGAATGAATGGGAAAAAGAACAAGCAGAGTTCCTGATCAAGATTGGTCAGACTCCTGCAACACCAGCACCTAAACCGGCAACTAAGAAAGATGAGGAATAACCAAAATGGCAGTATTTCTAAATAATGGAGTTCAGGTTACTGTTAATTCGGTTGCCCTTACCGACCATGTTCAATCAGTAACGCTCAATCGTAACTTTGATGAACTTGAAGTAACAGCAATGGGCGATAGCGGACATAAGTTCGTCAAAGGCTTAGAAGCATCATCTGTAACTATTGACTTCCTAAACGACACAGCAGCAGCAAATGTTCTTGCAACACTACAGGCTGCATGGGGAACTTCAGTAGCGGTAACCTTGAAGCAGACTTCAGCCGCTACTTCAGCGACAAACCCTCTTTATACTATGACTTGCTTAGTAAACGGAACAACCGACATTAACGGTGCAACCGGCGATCTTGGCACACAGTCAGTAACTTGGAATGTCCAAGGTACAGTAGTAATTACCACTTCATAATTAACTAACTAAGGGGCAAAACATGGCAAAACTAAAGGTAACAAGGGCAGATGGCAGCGTTAACGAATATCAGATAACGCCAGCGATCGAGTATGCCTTTGAGCAACACGCCAAGATGGGCTTCCAAAAAGCCTTTCGAGATATGGAACGCCAAGGCGATCTGTATTGGTTGTGTTGGGAAGCAATCCGTCGTTCGGGTGAGACAGTCAAACCCTTCGGAGAGTCGTTCCTTGAGACATTGACGCGAGTCGAGGTCTTAGACGATGACCCTTTGGAGTAACGCGGGAGTCCTTCACCTATCTCGTTGCTCGATTGAGCATTGAGACAGGACTCTCGCCTCAAACTTTAATTGAACTAGATCAGACAATGTTCAGGACTTTACTTCAAGCCCTGAAGGACAGAGCAAAGGAGCAGAGCGATGCCAGTCGAATTAAAAGGCGCTGATAACCTTCGCAAAGCCCTAAGAGAGTTTGAGCCTGATCTAGCAAAGGCAACTACCAAACAAATGGCGGCTGCACTTAAACCGATTACTAATAAAGCTCGAGGGTTCTTACCTTCCAATGGTGCAATGTTATCTGGTTGGACTTCTGAGGCTTCGTCAACCGAGACAACTAAGTATCGTCACTTTCCTAAATATGATCAGGCAGAGGCTATACGCGGTGTTAAATACTCAACAAGTCCATCTCGCCCTAATAAACGCGGGTTCGTATCTCTTGCTCGCATAATTAACGCATCTGCCGGTGGAGCAATTTACGAAACAGCAGGACGCAAGTCAGGCAAAGATGGACAACCAACTCAGGCTTCTACTCGCGGGAAGTTTAGCGATTACATCGATACATCTAACAAGGTTAACAAATCTCTGAACCCCAACGCTGGTAAGCAGTTTATTGCTCGCGCTAACTCACTTGGAGATTTAGTGAACGCTCGCCCGCGCCAACAGGGTCAGGCTGGCAGAGTAACTCGCAAGATGACTGGCCGCGTAATCTTTAGAGCCTTTGCAGAAGACCAAGGCAGAGTTACTGCGGCTGTGGTCAAGGCAATCGGCAGTTCGGCCGTTGAGTTTAACGCTAGGACTGGTGCTAAATAATGAATGATAAATTAAAGATTGATATTGCAACTGTATTCTCTGGCAAGAAAGCCTTTTCAGATGCAGCCAAGGCAACCATTGGACTTAACAACCAAGTAAAGACATTGGCTAAGTCTTACCTTGGTTTATTTACCATTCAACGCTTAGGTCGCGGCGGATTTAATGCAGCCAAGGCTTTCGCAGCTGATGATAAAGCAGCCAGAGTTCTAACCCAGTCACTTGATAACTTAGGACTAGCCTTTGCTGATCCTGCGGTTAAGAACTTTATTGCAGACTTAGAAAAACAATTCGGCGTCCTCGATGATCAACTTCGCCCGGCATATCAAAGACTATTAACAACTACTGGCGATGTAGCCAAGAGCCAGTCATTACTTCGCACCGCGTTGGATCTTGCCGCCGCTAGTGGCTCAGATGTTCTAAGTGTTGCAGGAGACTTAAGCAAGGGTTATGTTGGGCAGACCCGCGCCCTTGCTAAGTATGGTATCGGTTTAACTCAAGCACAACTCAAGGCCATGTCCTTTGAGGAAGTCCAGACACGAATTAACGATCTATTCGGCGGACAAGCTCAACTTACAGCCAATACTTATTCAGGTTCACTAGATAAGTTAACTGTCGCAGCTAAGAACGCTCAAGAAGCAATTGGTAGAGGCTTGCTAGATGCACTCTCAGCCCTTGGTGGCGGTGGTTCTGGGGGATTGCAAAACACTATTGGGCTGATTGAGAAGGCTTCAACAGCATTAGAAACTTTTATTCGTCGCTTCGGCGTTGGCTTAGGTCAAGCAAAGGCTTTACTATCTGGCAACTTTAGCCAATTTAAGGCTATTGGAGAAGCGGAGATGAACCGAGGCAAAATTGGTTCTGGGATAACTCCAGCAATCGGAGCAGAACTCGCTAAGGCAGCAGCAGAGAAAGCAGCAGCAAAGAACCGCGCTGCACTACTTAAGACAACTAAGGCGCAGACTGCGGCAATTAAAGAGCAGACAGCGCTTCAGAAGGCTGGAACTCTTTTCGATATTCAGCAAGCAGGAATTATCGCAGCTCTTAAAGGCAAGATCACCGATGAAGAACGCACTCGCTTAGAGTTGCAACTAGCAATCCTTACTGGCAACACTTCAGAGGCTTCTAAACTTGCTTACGAATTGGCCAAGTCTCAAGGACTATCTCAGCAACTAGCCGCTTACCTTGCTAACTTGCCAGATGCTAAGAACCCTTTTACTGGCTGGAAGTCTTATTTAGATATGCTAGAGGCTCAAGTTCGCATGATCGCTAGTATCCAACCCGGCGTTCCTGCTACAAATGTGCCAGCCGCTATGGGTAATCCGCAAGGCATCTATCCATTAGAGTCAGGATCTCAAGGCAACTTTACCTATGGCCAGAATAATGCTCCGACTTATGTTGAAGTTACCATCGATGGCACAAAGGTAGCCGATGCAGTAACTAAGGTTCAGACTAATGGCTATCTATCAGGCAAAATTATTGCCCTTGAGCGCATTCAGAGTCAGTTCGGATAATGGCACTTCCAGCACAAATAGCCGTTTCATTTGACTTCACTTCGGGAGCTACATTTTCATACCCCTTCACGATAGGGGACAATAAGTATGGCGTCTTAGGCACTGGCACACTAGCTTCTACGACCACTCCAGAGCCAACAGTTGATTTGACTCCAGATGTTTATTCGATCAGCATCAAGCGCGGTCGCAATATCATGCGCGATACTTATGAGGCTGGATCTGCCACAGTTCGAGTCCTTGATCCTAATTCTTACTTTAACCCACAGAACACAGCCAGCCCTTACTACGGATTTTTAACTCCACTACGCAAGTTGCGCATCTCAGCAACAGTAGGCGGCGTAGGTTACTTCTTATTCTCTGGGTATACGATCGAGTATAAGTACACATATCCTCAGAACCAAGAGACTGGCTATGTAGATATTATCTGCACAGATGCCTTCAGGCTTATGCAGCAAGCAGCAATTACTACAGTTGCAAGTGCTACGGCTGGACAAGATACGGGCACACGGATAGGCAAGATCCTTGATCAAGTCTCATGGCCTACTTCTATGCGAGCAATCGACACAGGCAACACTACCTGCGTTGCTGACTCTGGCACTTCTCGCACTTCCCTCGATGCACTAAAGAACGCTGAGTTCTCCGAGCAAGGCGCGTTCTATATCAACAGCGCTGGAACAGCAGTCTTTAAGTCTCGCACTAATGTAATTGCGGCTTATGGCAACACTCCGATTGAGTTTAATCAGACTGGCGGCATTCCTTATACCAACCTAGTCTTTGCCTTCGATGATAAGTTAATCATCAACTCTGCCGGGCTAACACGCGTCGGCGGCACACAACAAGTATCTGAGAACGCAACCTCTATCGCCAAGTACTTCTCGCATCAACTTAACGAAACTAACTTGATTGCTCAGACAGATGCAGATGTCCTAAATATCGCCAAAATCTATGTGGCAACTAGAGCTGAGACAACTATCCGCATCGATGCCATGACTGTTGATCTGCTAGATCCTTCAGTTCCAACAGCGACAATGCTCAATCTTGATTACTTTTCTAATCTCAAAATAACTAATATTCAACCAGATGGCTCAACCATCGTTAAGACTTTACAGGCTCAGGGACTTGATTGGAATATAACGCCTAATTCCATGAAAGTAACTATAACGACTTTAGAACCTATTGTAGATGGCTTCATCATAGGTTCAGCAGTATCAGGTATAATCGGACAATCAATCATGGCGTATTAGGAGATATAAATGGCAACAGGGTTCCCAGCAGCAACAGGCGATGTCCTCAGCGCGGCCGCTTTTAACGGCCTTGTGGCATATAGCCTCAACGCACAGACTGGCACTACTTACACAACAGTCTTGGCAGACTCTTACCAGATGCTGATTACTCAATCTAACGCTTCAGCCAATGCGATTAAGATCCCTACTAATGCTTCCGTGGCGCATCCAGTTGGCACAGTCATAACTATCTTAAATATCGGCGCTGGTCTTTGCACAATATCAGCCGTCACTTCAGGCACAACAACAATCCTTTCAGCAGGTGCGACCGCAGCGGCTCCAACCCTTGCTCAATACAAATCAGCAGCTTGCATTAAGACTGCAACTGATACATGGTACGTCGTGGGTGCGATAGCCTAATGATCGCTAATGTAATTACTGGGGTGTTAAACCCAATACCATCAGCAACAGCAACTGGCGGAACAATTACTACATCTGGCGGTTATAAATACCATGTCTTTACTAGCAATGGAACTTTTGCTGTATCTGGTGGAACGCTATCTTGCGATGTTCTTATTGTTGCCGGCGGCGGCGGTGGCGGTTGGAGACAAAACGCTGGTGGTGGCGGTGGTGCGGGTGGCTTGCGTGGACTAACTTCACAAGCATTAAATAGTTCATATTCTGTAACTATCGGAGCAGCTGGAGCTGCTTCAACTGGATCACAGGTTGTAGGCGGCAAAGGCGGAAATACAACTTTTAACGCAACAACCGCAACAGGCGGCGGTGGCGGCGGTTCAGGCTATGGTGGAACTGGCGGTAACGCGGTAACTGGTGGTTCTGGTGGTGGTGGTTGGGCTATTGATCCAAGTACTGCAACTAATGGTGCAGCAGGAAACCAAGGCGGCTATTCTCCAGTTGAAGGTTACGGCGGCGGTAACGGAACAGTAACAAGTTCTTTCGGTTCTGGAGGCGGCGGCGGTGGTGCAGCAGCAGCAGGAACAAACGGCGCAGCAGCAGGAGGCGCAGGTGGAGTTGGATCTTCTTCTTATTCATCATGGGGATCAGCAACATCTACAGGTGAGAATGTAAGCGGTACTTATTATTATGCTGGCGGTGGTGGCGGCGGTAGAGATGCTCGCGGCGGCACAACTGGCGGCGCAGGTGGTTCTGGTGGCGGCGGCAAAGGCGGTGGCTCAGCAGGCGGCAACGCTGTTAGTGGCACAACAAACACTGGCGGCGGTGGTGGTGGCGGCTATAACGATGGATCAACTCAAGCAACTGGTGGTTCTGGAATTGTTATTGTGAGGTATGCCGTATGAGCCATTGGGCTAAGTTAGACGAAAACAATAAAGTTACGCAAGTGACTGTTGGAAATAACAACGAACCCGATGAGGGTTACCAATGGTTATTAGATAATCTTGGCGGCACTTGGGTTAAGACTTCCTACAATGCCAAAATCCGTTACAACTATGCAGGTATTGGTTATACCTATGATCCCATTGACGATGCTTTTATTCCTCCGATGCCTCAATGCAATCATGATGAATTATTACTCAATGAATTAAAGCGATGGGAGTGCGCAACCTGTGAAGCCTCGTTTAAGCAAAGCAGCAATCCAACTTCGTGAACAGTTCGATGACTGCTTCGGCGATCGTGATCGCACCTCAGACGGCTGGATCGGTGATAGTCGGCACGCAGCTCGTAAGTCTGACCATAATCCAGATGAGCAAGGCTGGGTTCGTGCCATCGATGTTGACCGCGATCTATTCGGCAAACCCAAGCCCGACCTCATGCCCGATGTGGCAGATCAACTTCGTCAGCTGGCAAAGTCTGATAAGCGCATCTCTTACATCATCTTCGACGGCAAGATTGCCAGTTCTAAAT